GTTTGATCGGATTGGGAAGAATAAACTTCCCCATCCCGCACATTTAAAGAGTGCGAATCTCTCTAGATATCTGACGGTGCTTGATCATTCCTGACCAACGTTAGGGAGCTGTTCACTGCATTTCGGCAGGGGCTTTAACTAGCACTAGCTAGGATAAGCTGATAACTATTTTACTTTCGATACATTTGTTTATAGAACATTTCACCAGATACGTCGAGATGATGCAGGAATTTCACCTGTAACAATTTGACAAATCTAGTATAGTCCTTAACAACATTTCTGTCTCTCCAATCAATGCTTCTTGCATTGAGAGTAGGATCCCAGGAAACGAGTTTCGAGAGATTACCTCTAACAGTTTTACCTGTCGGGAACTCTTTCACAAGAGTCTCCTCCATCTGCATAGCTTTCACTCTAGCGTTCGGAAACGATAAAGCATAAAGCCAGTAAGAAGGTGAGATAACCCTAAATAAACGTTCAATCAGACGTGTGGCATAAGTCTTAGATACAGATGCACCAGACCAGCCTGAATTAAAGGCCTCTTCTGCGTCATCTACTGACTTAACATTATTAGAATTTCTCTCTTTAACAATCTCCAAAAGAGCTTGGTAAAGAGCATGATCTCGATGAGCTTGATTAATCCCTCTTTCAAAAACGTACCAGAACGACGCAGATTTCTGCGCCCCGCTGGCGAAAAGATGAGGTTGATCAGGAATACCTAATACTGCCCAAAGTGCAACTGATAACTCTTTCCCGAAATATTTTTCAGGAAGAGAATCAATCACAGATTTAAGTGTAGAAGTATCCGCGAAGAAACCTTTTCTTTGCGCTTCTGTAATTAAGGTTCCAAGGAAGAAAGACTCTCTCGCTGTTACCAGGATATTACCTGGACCCAGTGGAGAGAGATCGTTCTCTGAAGTCCGCCATCGTTTAGCAAATTCAACCATCTCCGAAGAAATGATAGATTTACTAAGGTTGATTTCGACTCCAAGTGTCTTCATAATATGAAGATACTCCTGAGCGACATCATCGTGATTAATCACGACGTCATCACCTAGAACTACATAATTAGGGATCGAACTAACGTTCGCTCGTCGAGCGGCTAGTCTTACGATAACATGATGTGTTAATGCCAACATCGCCCATGATGAATATGCACCCATTGGTTGCCCAACAGAGTACTTAATCTGTTCGTCTTTCCAAGACCATGAAAAGTCTAGAAGACGTCTCCAATTTTCAGAGTCATAGCCAAGAATAGCTAGAATCTGGACTTGTAAGTCAATAGGTAAACGATCAGTTGCCGCCGACAAATCAAAGCTATAGAATTTATGTTCCACAGCTCTATTCGCCATTAAACGATCCAATGCTCCATCTTGATCAAAAGTACCATCTTGTGGTATTTTCGATAAGTTAGAGAATATTGAATCATGAAGAGGTCGAAGAGCAAGTTGAATCCACCAGTTTGTTATTGCAACAATTCTGGCTTTACCAGCCTGGTCATAGACCACTGAGAGTTTTCCTAGTTTCATTGGTGACATCACTTTAAACAGTAATAAAATACCGTATAAAGGTCCCATAAGAACAAGGAGGATATTAAGCCACACCATATAGCCATAAGATTTCGATCTTAATGCTAATAAATGGAAAGCAATATACTGACTAGGATGAGACAACATAGCCAACGCATCTAAATGCGAGGTCCACGTAGCCTTTGATCCATTCGGTCCGGCGTTCTCTGATATAAAACCTTTGAACGAGCCTGAATAGATTCTAATTTTTAGTTCTTTCAATACTTCGGCAAGCTCTACGTTGTTTAACGTACGAGATAAACCAACAAACGGTGCAATTATTGTACTAAGTTTGGGTTCCACCTGTGTAGAGAAGGTTCTAAAAATACTGAGAGAAGTTAATGTGGCTTTTACCACTTTTACATAGTCAGGATGAGATCTATCACGAATGATAGATCGAATCTCGACCGGTATAAGTGTTGGAAACCCATAATGATCTCTTTTTACTCGAGGTTCTGACATCCCGAATATAGGAGAACAATTAATGGCTTGAATCGTTAAGTGTGTTGCCACCTTAAGGTAATTAAACGTAAAGTTAAAACCTGTCGAGTGAACTAACACTTTGATTCTATCCATTAATACATAAAATGGTATAGCATACTTATCACACTGCGATATCCAGATAGTAATTAGGAAATAGAGCTTAAACTCTTTGAGCTTAATCCATTTGCTAACTGACTTTTTGACTCGAAGGTGTGTAAATGTTGTGAAATTTATTTTCATAATAATTTATATATCTCGGGATCAACAAGACTGGTATAACATTCGCGTTAGCTAAGAAAGGCCGGAGACAATCTCTGTTGTAGCAATCTTGGGTAGAATACTACCATAGCTTAATCAACGCTTCGCAGGATGAACGGATCCACTGCTAACGAGGGTGATAGACACAAGAGTTTCCCCTTGCGAGTCACAATACAGGGCAATAAGCTGAGCAGATCTTCACGGAAAATCTACCACTAACCCGATAAATCGGG